AGCAGTCAATCCCCAGTGTACCTTCTGTTAGGAAGGTCCACCACCGCTACACGCGGGCCTGGAGCTATTGCCCCAAGTTACTCGGCAGTCAGCCCAATTCCGAGAGGAAAAGGGCGGGCAAACGAGGCACAGTTGGACTCCGGACATCACGCATACGATACTCATCGAGTACGTCTACGCGACGTGAAGTGACGATCCCGTCGGGATCGCCCTTTCCGGCCCTAATTGCTGCTAACCACTGGTGCGTACTCCTCAGCCGATATGGATCGACTTCAGGTCGTTTACTTGCGGTCATCAGCCAATGGTAATACGATCCGTCCACATGGCCACGCTTACGCGTGACATTGACCAGCCTCTTGCTTGCGCAAGAGTAGCTGACCAATTGCTGTTTGGAATCCATATCACCACCACCCCAAAGATCGTGCGGCACAAACTTCCTCAGTTTGAGCCACAGCTCCTCGGCGAAAGGGTTGCAAACCCCGACGCCGTCGATACTCGCCCATCTCCGCAACCCGTTAAGGAAGTGGATAAGGGCGGGAAGAGTATCAATAGGAGCCTTTACGTAGAAAGGAGTTATGTCAAACCCGTCCCAGTAATGACCTCCACACGACTCACGAAAGGGTCCCGAACCAAATGACTTCTCGGTGTTAACCTGGAAGCCAAAGTAATTCAAAACCCAAGTGAGGTCGTCGAAGAGCTCTGCTGGGCAGATGATATCATCACCGTACACGGATATGACACCGCGGACGCCTCGAAAATAAGCCGTGGCCTTTGCCAGAGCGAAGAAGAGAAGACTCTCCAGCTCGAACGTAAAACCATTGCCCATTGACGAGAACATCTCGCACCGGTGTTCCTCACCATCAATGATGGTAACTCGACTCCTAACAGTGTCGAGCAGGGAGAACCATACCTCAGGAAGGAGAACCCGAACCAGAGACTCAGTCACACTATCACTAGCCGAAGCTAAATCAAGCGTCGCTAAGCGTCCGGTCAGACTGCCTTCACGGGCTAACGACCGATTTATGGATTGGTCGTTAAGATCTATCCCAAAGCGCTTAAGACAACGTCGGATAACGCTGCCAGCACCCTTTTGGAGAAACATATTGATATCGGGCTCTTTACAAGCCACGCGATCAATCTCCGATTTCTTAGGGACTGTAAACAGTTCGTTGCCGACCACATACCTTAGAGATGTGCGGTCGTCCTCTGTCCACGGTAAGAACTCCCACTCCAGTTCATGGAGAAAGAGCTCAGCCGCTTCGGAGGTGACGTCTGCTGTACCGAGGTACTTCAAGCTTGGTTCGCTTTCAGTACGATTGCGACTTGTTGATGCTCCACCCGAGAACGCTCCGAAGAGAGCCTCGTTTGGAGGAACATCCCCAATGACCTCAGCGATGAAGTCACGAGTCCACGCGACGAAGCGATCAAAACTGACACGGGGTAATATATTGTATGCCCCGTCTGTTGTCAAGAGTCGATCGTTAGTCGCTGCGTTATGTATCCTCTCGGTTACCAACCATTTGAGGATCGCAGCGTTTCGTCGTACGTCCGCTGGTGCTGTCGACTTGTCGACAAACTTAGAGAACATTTCCTTCCGGAGATGCTCCACCATCGGTGACGGGGGTAGGTCTTTCAACCAATCCCTGACGAGTGGTGTTAAATCGCTCGGTAACTTCACGGACCGTTTCGGTTTGCGTGCGGTTTTCATTCGGTGCTCCGTTAATGAAAGCTTCTCCTCGTTGGTACGAGAAGAAGTAAGCCAGGAGAACGATCACTACGACAACAAAGAGTGCCATAACAACACGCTCCCCACCACCACCCGGAGGCGGCGGCCAGGAAGGATAGACCGGTTGAACCGGTCGTCTCCTAGACATCAATAGATGCCCTGAAGCTTGTCGACCACAGTGCCCGAGAAGGCGCTGTTTAGGATATTCGACGCAAGAACGCGAGCGTTCTTACGGTCCTGTTCCGAAGACGAATCCTCGAAGGTCATGACCACGTCCACGTAGGACGTGCGAACGAGCGTCGGACGGGTTACCCCGTTTACGATACCATCCTGGACGACCGGGAGCACGAGCTTGAAGCTGGCTTTGTTCTTGCCAGCAGCAGTCCGAGCGAGACTCATCGTCAATCGGTTGTCTCCCATGGGGACACCCGACGATTCCGTCAGCGTCGCGACTCCATTCGTGATGTCACGAGGGTTGAACGTACGATCAACCGGAGTCGATGCACCGTCTTTGACGGTGATAGGCGCGAATTGAGGCATGTAATAGTGCTTTCAATTGCTGTGAGTTGTATAGCTCACAGTAGGGACCTCACTAACGCGGATGCGTTAGCGATGTGTTGGGAGGATAAGGGATTCTTCGCAGCGTAAAGCCGCGGAGGTTCGAGACCTGTCAACCGTTGCCGGTAGAACTCTCTCGACCGCTCTTTCAAGCGACCTGACTGTAGAGTGACGGAGTCACCGCCTTCTCTACGGTTCACATCGTACCACGACCACCCCGGAGGGGAGTACGTGAGCGTGTGCGTCCATTCGATGGACCAAGACCGAAATCCCTCAACAAATTCGAGGGCGGGATTGTAGCTATACGCGTCCAACACGTTACCGATCGGGATGAACCAATCAATAACGAAGGAGAACGGCACCAATTCCCAGACAATAAGCGCGGGGTTCGATAAACCGAGACCTGCTAACCTGAACGCTTTCGGGCGCTCAAGTGAACACAGATACTCAGTCTGCGACTTGACTAAAGCCACGACGGAGTGCTTCGCAGCACCACCGCCACCTTCCCATACATGTTCATAAGTCCTTCGCGACCTCCCGGTCGCTTTAAGGACAGCCTTGGCTGTCTCGGACTTCTGCTTCATGTATTCCTGTGCGTCGTACATGGAATCCACGAGTGGTTTCCATCCGTAAATGTACTCCAGGAAGCGATTCGCTGGATACTTACCGTACAGGACATTTGCCTTAGACATCCCAAGTATCCCCGGGATGAGGTTCCACTGCTTGCGGCGAGCCGCCTGCAGCGCCTTGGCAAAGGCTATTGCGTTCGACGCTATCATAGACTGAGTACTTTTCAACTCAGCCAGATCAGGCCCTAACTGGAGCCTGGTCTCATGCCACTTTGTCCTAGCTTTCACGTTCGACTCATTGCGGACATCGTCCACAAGGTGATCGACCGGAGGGAAATAGGACAACGGAGCATAATATGACGCAATAAACGTCCAGTCACTCGTTTTGTCCGTGTGGACGTACGAGCCCTCATACCAAAACCCGCGCTCGCGAACTCGATAGTTTCTCAACTCTTCGACTTCACGAACAATACGGGTATAATCCGTTGGCGAGATGCCATTGGACCTTATGGTAGGAGACTTGCTGGAATGTTTGGACGTGTACTGGTTTCCACCAGAATTAGCCACGTTACCATACAAGTTATTGACGACGTGCCAGTCCTGCCACGCGTACTGGTTGTACGCCCCAACCTGGTTGGTGAAGGCAGGAATATGCATATCGTTCGTCTCCCTCTGTGGAGACAGTCCGGCGACGCCGAACTGTCGAAGACAACGTCACACCCCACTGCAGGATTGCTTATACAGAGCATGCAGAAGCCCTTCCGGGCAATGCAGGCGCTGAGCGGTTATGAACCGTTTAGGCAACCTACATCGTGTGTGACGTCATCGACAGACCCGACTCCCCTTACGGGGGGT